AATGAATTCTAAAGTCACCATTCTGTCACTAATTGTGACAATATTTGCGACATCTTGCGGTGTTAATTACCATATAAATAAGGCGATTAAAAAAGGATATCGCTGCGACAGCGTGGCTGATACCATCCGCATCACGTCAGTGGACTCTTTTCCCGTGATTGTAGACAATAAGATTGTCTATGAATACTATCACACCACCAAGGATACAATCGTGCGTTACAACACATCTTATGTACCACAAACAAGGTGGCAGACTCGCATTGAATATAAGCTCAAGCGTGACACCATTCGCCAGGTGCAGAAGATTGAGGTGGCAAAGTACAAATCACAGAAAGATAAGCCCGTTTTTTGGGTGCTGATTCTCGGCTTTGTGGTTGGGATGGCTACAATGTACCTCTTCAGATACTCAAAAACCAATCTATGATATTAAAAAAGCACGCAAAGAACATCCACGAGCTTCAGCTTGAGGGTCAATTTGTGAAGATAGCGATGCTGTCAGACATCCACTGGGACAATCCAAAAAGCGACTGGAATATTCTCAAGCGTGACCTCGACTATTGTCTTGAGCACAACATCCCGGTGATGATAAATGGCGATATGTTCTGCCTGATGCAAGGCAAAGGTGATCGCAGAGGGAACAAATCTGACATCCGACCAGAGCACAACAATGCAAAGTACTTGGATAGTGTGGTTGAGACGGCTGTTGAGTGGTTTCTGCCGTATGCTCACATCCTGACGGTAATCGGATACGGCAATCACGAGACCGCTGTCATTAAATGGCAAGAAACCGACCTCCTTCAGCGATTCGTTGACCTACTGAACTACAAAGCTGGCAGCAATGTATTCACTGGTGGATATGGTGGCTGGCTTATCATCAAACAGATATTCCTTGGCAACGTGCAGATGAGCACCAAAATCAAATACTTTCACGGCTCAGGTGGTGGAGGTGTAGTCACCAAAGGAGCACTCAACTTGACTCGTGCTCTTGAGATGTATGAGGACTTCGATGTGTTCACCATGGGTCACATCCACGAGAATGCTGCCAGAAATGATGTGCGTGACACCGTTACCTTCCATTCAAAAGTTGGATATCGCCACCATCACAAAGACATCCATCTCATGCTCACTGGTACCTACAAAGAAGAGTACGGTGATGGCTCAAAAGGATGGCACGTTGAGCGTGGTGCTCCGGTGAAGCCAACTGGAGGGCGCATCCTTACCATTGAATGTGCAAGACACGAATCAAATGGAGTGAAAAAAACCTTCAAGTCTATCGACTCAATGAAATTTCCTTTGTAACTTTATATCCGTATTCATAATACGTTGTTTTAGGGGAGCTCACGGGCTCCCTTTTTTGTTAGTTATAACATACATAAACGGCAAAATACCGAGTTTCTGCATAATATATGTCACAAAATAAGGGTAAAACCTTACGGAATTTGGCATAAAATCAGGGTAAAACCTTACGCTCCAAAAATAAATGTGAAAAAAAATAAAAAATTTGTTTAGAAAAGTGAACATATTTGCAAATGTTGCGTATATTCGCAGAAACAAAAACAATTTATTATGGACAAAAAACAAATTACATTAGGTCAAGTTAAGCAAATTGCTTTAGAGGTATCTCAAAAATACGAGATAGTAAATAGAGGAAATTATTACAATGTAATCGATAAGAAAACTCGTCAATGCTCAATCGAAGGTGGCGATAAGAATTTAGTAAGTCACACACTATTTTGCATTGTGCAAAGCGCATATCTTAAATTGATTAATGAAAATGCTTTGTACTTTGATTGGCAAATAAACGGTGTCGGTGTTACCAATGACCGAAGAAATTACACATTCAAAATTAAAGACAAGGTTGTAGAAATTTTATGCGGCTATAAATTTTAATAACAAATAATTTAAACACCATGAACAAAGAACAAATTATCGACCTTATCCGCAGACAAGAAAAAGAGCTGTATGCAAATCTGCAAGAATGCAAGAGCATCTACGGCTCAGAGAACAACCACACTCGCCACGCATCTGGTGCTTGGGGGTCAATTTTTGAATTATTACAAACAATCGAAGAAAATGAAAACAATTAAGAGCTTAACACAAGACCAGCGTGACACCCTTGGTGGTGCCGCTGTTATGGTAGCTGGACTCGCATTCCTATTCTGGCTTTCTACAACCGTATCAAGACCAGTGATGGACCATCCAACCATCGACCAACAAATCTATCATGAGAAGAGCTACGAGCTGCCAGCTTCTTTTGATAAGTACGTCAACCATGTGTACAACGATAAATACAATAAGTAATGATTACAATCGATATCCGTGACCACCAGTGCATCAAGATATATGGCGAAGCTGCCGTTGATTTATTCGTTGAATTCGAAGATGTGGGTGATACCGAGACGAATGGCACAACCATGGCAAACTATGTCATCAAAGTGGGTGACTCTTATGGCGATTATAAAATAACAGAAAAACACTATTATGAAGGACTTACAATTAAACAAACAAAAGAATGCGATGAATACCTCGCCAAGCTCTACGAGCAATGCTATTTCGAGCAAGCCTATGTCGAAGCCATCAACGAGGATGAGCTTGATTGGTTCGTTTAACCACTACCAAGTGAATAGATTCTGGACATCATTCAACCACGATCTATACAATCGAATCTGTGAAATCAAAATGCAAGAGATATGAGATTCAAACTAACATACCACATCGGGCTCGCAGTAGTTCAGGAGTGGATATTCACCAGCAAGTCATTGGCATACTGGAAGAAGATGGACCTTATCGAAACGGGTCGATTTAATGATGGTAAATTCAAAGTGACACCGCTATGAAAATTCCACAGCTGCAACGAATCAAAACAATATTTGACATCATGAATGACTGCCAATATCATGACACAAAAGATATAGTTAAAAAAGTCAATGATAAATTATGTGCCAATTATTGCAAAAGCACTATTGAGAAAGATATGGATTTCATGAGAATGAATCTTGATGCTGATGATGTATGGATGTCATCAATAAGAGGTGTGAAATTTGAGAATCCTATTGACTTTTTTGAACGTTTAAAAATTTGGCTTGTATGAATCAGCATCGAATCATGAGAGTCATCAAGCTGATGGAATTCCTCAAGCAGAAGCCAAGACCAGTGCAAGCCATGGTCAGATATCTTGGAATCAGTGAGCGTTCAGTTTACCGATATCTCAAGATGTATGAGCAGCTCGGCTACCAATTAACCAAAGACAACCACAAGAAATACTTTTTAAAATGACAATACAAGAACTAATTGACCAAGTAAAGGAAGAAATCGAGTCAAGAGAGCTGGCATTCAAACCTGGTGCCGACAACCGTGCACGTCACAAGGTGTACCAGCGATACTACTTATTTGAATTCCTTCGCACTCACAAGCTCACAATGACTGAAATCGGCAAGCTCTTTAATATGGACCATTCAACAGTTGTGCATGGTTCGAAAAAAGCAAAAGAATGGAAGAAAGACCGCCTATTCCTTCGCATGACCGATGACCTACGTCAGAAATTTGAGCAATACACAGCACTGGACTATTTGGTTGACCGAAATATCATGCTCGATGTGCTCCAGTGTGAGTCATTTTGGGAGATGAGAAAGATACAGGATGACATCAAAAAAGGTGTGTATGGTGTGACGATGTGACGGATTCTCTATTGTACCGATTACTGAAGAGATAGCAAACACACCAAGAGCAAAAAAAAATCAAGCGTCAGCGTCACGAAATAGGTCAAAATACAGATATTCAATAATTTAGCATTTTTCACATCGTCACGTTTTGTCATTTAGCGTCACGTTTATAAACAAAACACAAGTAATTTTTAACAAATGCAACCATTTCAGCACTCATTCGTTATATTTGTACAGGTCTCCTTCGACATTATAAGACCATAAGGTATTATTAAGCCATTTTAATGAAACAGAGGTCGAAGGCTGTGGACTTAAGATGGCTTTTTTATTTTAAGACTTCGACAAATGAAAAAAATCTGGAAACCAATTCCCGAATTTACATCCTATTTTGTAAGTAGAGATGGGAGAGTATTATCTCTACAAGGAAATGAACCTATAATCTTAAAACAACAAACGAGATTAAAAGGATATAAATTTTTGGATTTGAGAGAAAATGGAAAATCAATTAAAATTGATGTGCATCGTTTAGTGTTAATGGCTTTTGTTGGTATGCCTGAAAAAGGAATGGAATGTGACCACATTAATGGAATAAGGGACGACAACCGTCTTGAGAATTTGAGATGGGTAACCAAGATAGAAAATGAAGCCAATAAAAAAAGATTAAAAAAGATTAGAATCAAAAACAAATTTAAAATGAAACAACCTTTATGAAAGTATCAATCTTTAAATCACTCTTTAATATCAAAGAGACCCCTTTTGAACTGTCCATTCAAGAGGTATACAACCGCATCAGACTCGGCAACCCAGAGCTCATCAAAAAAGTGACAACAATACGATCACTTGAGAAGGCTGACCCCGAGCATGACCGCCTAAAGTCATCACTGAATGCCATCATGTTCAATGGGACCTTCACCGAGCGCAATGACAGCAGTCTTGTCGAGCATTCTGGTCTGTGCATTTTAGACTTCGACCAATATCCAACCAAGAAGCTGATGATGGAGGAAAGAAAGCGACTGATTGCTGACCCCCATGTGATGATGGTGTTCACTTCTCCATCTGGGAATGGGCTGAAAGCTGTCATCAGAATCCCAAAGTCAGACAAGGTAGAGCACAAGCGCAGATTCACAGCATTCGGCAAGTACTTCGACAGCGAATACTTCGACACAAAGAATAGTAACGTGAGCCGAGTATGCTTCGAATCATATGACCCTGACATCTACTTCAATGAGTTCTGCCAAGTGTTCGAAGGCATCGAGCAAGACCAAGGCTTTAGCTACACCGAGCGTACTCCCATCTGCATCCTATCCGATGAGGACAAAATCATCAACCTCATTGAGCGATTCGACCATGGCTGTCAATTCGTGGAGGGCAGCCGCAATGAATTCGTGTTTAAATTGGCAGCAGTGCTCTGCGAGTATGGCATCAGTAAGGATACAGCAGAGCAGTACATCTGGACCAAGTATGCTCAAGGCTCCAGCTTCAGCGAGCAAGAGATGGTCACAACCGTGCGCTCGGCATACAAGAAAGCCTCCTACGGCATCAAGTACTTCGAGGACAAAGACACCTTTCAGAAGGTACGACAGAAGCTCAAGAGCGGCATCACAGATGATGACATCAAGAAGCAGCTGAACGTGAGAGAGGATGTCATTGAGGACATCAAGAAAGAGATTCATACCGGTGATGATATATTTTGGTCGGTCAATGAGAAGGGTGGTATCACGATACAGCCATCAAATTACGCTGAATTCTTGGTCAAGAATGGCTTCAACAAATACTATCCTGAGAATGCTGAGAAACCGACCTTTGTGAGAGTCAAAGAGAACAAGGTTAAGATATCATCAGCGGAGCAAATCAAGGACTTTGTGCTCAACTATCTCCAAGGCAAGGGTGAGATGGATGTGTGGAACTACTGCTCCAGGAATGCATTCCTATTCAATGAGAACTTCATCAATATGATTGACAGCATCAATATACTGATGCTTCAAGATAGCAAGGATGCATCTTATATCCCATTCAAGAATGGTGTGGCGAAGATATCCAAGAGCAAAGTGGAGCTCAAGAGCTACATTGATGTGGATGGCTACATATGGGAGAATCAAATCATCGAGCGAGATTTCACTCTACTGGATGAGTGCGTCAATGACTTTCAAGATTTCGTCAGCAAGGTATCAGCAGATGACAGCGGCAGAGTGGATGCACTTGAGACAACACTTGGCTACTTGATGCACACCTTCAAAGATAAGACTGACCAGAAAGCAATCATCTTCAATGACCAAGAAATCGATGACAACCCGAATGGTGGCTCTGGAAAGTCACTGATGTTGGCAGCACTCGGCAATCTGCGCAGAGTAGTCAAGATTGATGGCAAGAGCTTCAACCCATCCAAGTCTGATTTCGTTTATCAGCGAGTAAACCTGGACACGCAGATACTTGCATTCGATGACGTGCGCAAAGCATTCGACTTCGAGCAGCTCTTCAGCCTCATCACTGAGGGAATCACCGTCAACCGAAAGAACAAGGATGAGATTTTCATACCATTCAATCGATCACCAAAGATTGTCATCACAACCAACTATGTCATCAGTGGTGCTGGGTCATCTCATGACCGCAGACGTCACGAGCTTGAGTTCTATCAGTACTTCCATAGCAAGCGCAGCCCACTCGATGAGTATGGTCGGCTATTATTCGACTCTTGGACCGATGAGGATTGGTTGAAGTTTGATAACTACATGGTGAAGAACCTACAAAAGTACCTGACAAATGGATTGATGAAAGCCATCAGCATCAACGCAGATGCCAAGCGACTCATCCAGGCAACGTGCAAGGACTTCTTTGATTGGGCTGAAGAAGGCAATCTCGCTCTTGATGTTTACTACTACAATGGCACCAAGATTCAGGAATTCACCTCCGAATTCACCTCATTCAAGGAGCTCGAGCCACGCAGATTCCTAAAATGGGTGCAGTCGTATGCTGATTATAAAGGCTACAACGTCACCAAAGGGCGCAATCACAACGGCAGATATTTCATTCTCGATTCGGGAACTCCCAAACCGACTCCAGAAGCTGATGACATTTGGGATGAGTTAAACGAAAAAGCAAAGCAATGAAAAAGACAGCCCTCGCATGGTTTCTAACTGAATTCAAAAAAGAAGTTTGGTTTGAGCCAGATTCAGAACTTGATATCTGGATAAATAAATTGATACCAGAAGCCAAAGAAATGGAAAAAAAAGAAAAGCTAACAAGGCAGCTATTTATCGGAAAGGTTGTTGAAATTATTGGCTTTGAAAAAACACTGGAGCTATTGAAAGAATCTGAAAAAACAATAAACCAATGACACGACAACACCGACAACTACTCAAAGACCTCCAGCTCAAGCACAAGATGGAAAAGTACCCAACCATTCCACCGCACCTGATTGCCCTTGACCAATGGAATGACAACGGAGCCAATGCACTGACCAAGTCAATCATCGCATTCCTTCAGTTCAGCGGATGCCAAGCGGAGCGAATCAATACGATGGGTGTGTATCGCAAGAAATACCGCACAGATGGAGTAGCCATCGGTGGACAGTGGACCAAGGGAACCGGCACACCAGGCTCGGCAGATATCTCGGCCACGATCAAGGGCCGCTCAGTCAAGATTGAGGTAAAGTATGGCAAGGATAGGCAGTCAGATGCGCAGAAAGCATACCAGAAAGCAATCGAAGAGGCTGGTGGTGTATATGTTATTGCAAAAGATTTTGAAGGATTCTTAAATTTTTATGAGCAGTTTTGCGAATCAATCAAATAAAAGCGTATATTTACGAACCAAAACAACAATTTATGACTACAAAAAAAGCGGAGGCTACACTCGAGCCAATGAACATTTGGCAAAAATTGCACGCTGCCAAGCAGCAGATTGGAAAGGTTGCTAAGAATGCAACGAATCCTCATTTCAAAAAGAGCTATGCTGACATCAATGCGCTGCTCACAACAGTGGAGCCTATTCTCCACGAGCATGGACTGCTACTATTGCAGCCAGTGGTTGGCAATGATGTGGTGACTCGTATCATCGACATCGATTCTGGTGAGGTCATCGAGTCATTCATGAGTCTTCCGGTCATCACAGACCCACAAAAGGTGCTCGCTGCCGTCACTTATTTCAGAAGAGGTACATTGCAGTCACTTCTATCACTTCAAGCTGTGGACGATGATGGCAACACAGCCGCTCAAGGTGCAGCATCAAAGCCAACAATCGATGACAACCGCTTCAAGAAAGCCCTGGAGTCAATCGAAGCTGGCAAGTACACAGCACAACAGTTGGCTGCCAACTATGCACTCACTGAAGCTCAATCTAAAATGCTCGCACTATGAAATGGCATCCATCGCAAATAGGTAAGCTGATGACCAATGGCAGAGCCAAGGACAGCATCGGAGAAACAGCCAAGAGCTATATCAAGCAGTGTGCAAAGGAAGATTTCTACAACTACACCACAGAACTCAACAACAAATACATCTGGAAGGGTAGAGAGCAAGAGCTGGAGTCAATCACTCTGCTCAACTCTGTGCGATTCACACAGTACACAAAGAATGAAGTGACCATCGAGAATGACTATCTCAT